TATATTTTTACTACCCTCTGTTACGTTGCCGCTACCTAAATAAGAATTTTTATAGCCCTTAGTAATATTATTAGCCTTTATATTTCTATTTATTTCGGTAGTTTTATTAAGCTTATTAAAAGCGTAGCATTTACTATTTAAAAATTTGTAGCCATAAGCTAAACAATCGTCTTGCGTTCCTGCCGTAGTGTTTGTCTCTGTTCCTTTGTCTCTACTTATTGGCGTAGTATCTATAAAAGTAACTTCGCCGTTAGCATCTATTTTATGTATTTTTTTTATAGCCATTATATCCTAAATAGTTCTACTTTACTTAACTTACTCTTCATAGTATTATACTCTATTTTATTTACTCTATACTCTTGCCCTTTAATTATAATTTTACTACCAAAGCTAAACTCTTTTATATCTCTAGCCGTTAAATTAATTTTTACAGTATATAAAAAGCTATCTTTATTATTAAATCTGTCGTTTATATAATCAAAATAAAACCTATTATAAAGAGTATTTAGGGGCGTTCCTAGCTCCGTAGTATAGTCATTTATTATATTAAAAGCTAGCGTATTAGTATTTACGTTCTCAGTAAACGGGTTAGCATTGTATACGCTACCACTACTAAAAGTATCTTGCGTTATAATTTCGTTAGCTCCGTTATATACTGTTAGCTCACTATCAAACAAAGTCATAGTAGACGGTAGAGCACTAGCTACGCTATTTCTGTAAAACAATCTAGGCTTATTAGCAAAGTTTTTTATAGTATCGTTGTCCTCTGTTCCTACGTGTAAAATAGAGCCTATAGGTAGCTCTTCTAAATTTTCAGTTATACCAGTATAAGCCGCAGCGAATACGTCTAGCTCTATATTTACGCTACTGCTAGCGTCTGAGTTTACAAGTACTTTTAGCTCGCCGTATTTACTGCCGTTGTCTTGGTTGTATTTATTTAAAAAGTAGTCGTCTGCGTCGTCTGCAAATTTAAAGCTTACCTCTTTTACTGATTTTATAGGCTTTATTATTGCGTCTTTTAAATCTACTTTACTACTCCAGTCTAACGAGCCGCCTAAGTCTATAAACGTACTATAAGGCTCTATAACTAAGGTACGGGCTACGTCTGTAGGCTCTGTTACTAAGTTAAACATTTTAAAACAATCCTTAACAATATCTACTAGCTTAATATCTCTACATAAATTACCAAATTTTTCTGACGGCGTTTGTATGTCAAAACGTGCAATATTTAAAAAGCCGTAAGGGCTATTAATTTGTACGCCACCGTCTGACGCTTGTTCTGCTATTTCTAAGTCTTGGTTATTGCCCTCTGCTCTTAGCTTAAAAGTAGCCGTAGCTCCCGCACTTAAATTTATATGCCCGCTAAAGTTTACGCCTATATATCTAGGTAAATTTGCGTAGCCCGCTATATATTGCGTTTGTATTACATACGTGCCGTTAGGTATTACTAAGTCGCCAGAAATAGTAGCTACTAGGCTAATTTGATTTTGTGCCCCTACGCTGCTAATTTGCTTTATAACTCCGTAAAAGTTTATATATAGGTTATAGTCTGTAGCTGCGGTAAATACGCCCGTAGTTAAGTTATATTCGTTGTCTACGTCTGATACCTCAGTATCGCACTTAATCGTATACGCCGTAGCGTTAGTACTTCCTATAGTTGTACCTACGTTACTTATACCCGTAGCGATTACATTTGCTAAGTTACTGTCTGCTAGATATTGTTGTAATATAGGCGGTAAAAAGTATATGTCTTTAAAGTCGTCAGAATCAAAAAACGAGCTATTTATGTTATAGTCTACATGGCTAAATATAGTATCTAATAATTTTTTTAGTCTTATAGTTAGCGGGTAGTTTTGCGAGTGATAAGCTGACAAGCTAGCAAAGTCGAATAAGTCCTCGCTTAGCATATCGTTATATACAAGCGGGTAAAATACGTCTGTAGTACGCACGCCCGTAGTTATTGTCTGAGGTGCTGCCGCCATATTATCGGTATATATGCCGTTAGCATAATCCCAACTAAATAGCATATTATCGTAGTTTACGTTATTGTCTGGTAGCCCCGTAGCTACGTTAAAGTTAAATTTATATTTACTATGCTTTATACCCTCTATATCTAAGTCGGCTACTGTATCGTCGCCTAGTAGCTCAAATAAGTTAGCTGAGGCGTCATATATAACTATATTATAGTAGTACTCGTCTCCCTTTTTATCTACGCTTAAAACCTCCAAAAATCCGTCTATTATTATAGCTCCGTCTATCTCTAAAAAAGCCGCCAAAGTTAAGTTAGGGTTAAAATTTACCGTATACCTATTAACGTCGTTTAAGTGCTCAAAAAATTTATTATTATTTTTAGTAGCGGGTAGCTTAAAGTTTTTAGAGTAGCTAGAGTTTTTAGCCCCTGCCTCTTTTATATCATCTACCGAAAAGCTAATATTAATATTTTCGTCTGCTAATATATCTAACTGCTCGGCTATTGTTTCGCCTTGTGGTACTGCAAATAGTTTTATCATAATTTTTGTACCGTTTTATTGTGCGAGTATTGTACTCCTATTACGTATTGTATAAGCTTATCGTTTGTAGACGTTTGCTTAGTGTAGCTTTTCTCTGTTACTATTACGTTCTCCCAGTCGCCGCTAGCGTTTTGTAGTTGTACTTTAGGGCTAGTAAATAAGCTTTCTAGTACTGCCGCTATCTCTTCGCTTATAAAGTCCGTATTAGCCTCTATACTTTGCGTTACTGTATTAGTAAAAGCTTGTAGCCCGCCCTCGTTAGTACCTTGCTCGTAAGCGTTAGTAGGGCTATTTAAAGCGTAGCCGTAGTCTTGCGTAAAAGTTGTACGCCTGCTATTAGTATCTCTTGTACTTTTTTTAGTAAAGTTATAATAATCCCACGCCCCTAAGCTATTTAACCACGCTAAGCGGATAGTTTCAAAACCTTTACAGTCCTCGTCTTGTATTTGGTATACCATATCGGCGTAAGCCGTAGTATTGCCCGTTTCTCTGTAACTCACGACATAATCTACGGCGTTAGTAATATCGCCTAAAGTTACTAGCCCTGCGTCTATCATATTTTGCACCCCTACCCCTCTAAATAATAAGCCGCCGTCTGTAGTCATAGCGTCAGTACCTACGCTACCGCCTTGTGCTATTGTATTAACGTGGTTAAAACTAAATACCGTACTCCCTGCTGCGTCTCTAAAAGTAAATAATATATTATTTACGTCTGAGGTTGTGCCTGCGTCTGTATCGTATTTTTTATATTTACCATTAAAAAACGCCATAGTAGCGTAATCGCTTTTACGTATTCTTTGTGGGTTTGCCGTAGATAGTGAGCCTTGAGGGTAGTCTGATAAAGTTAGGCTACTAGCGTTATACGCTATATATGTACTTATATCTAATAGCTCGCCGTCTCTGTTTTGCTGCGTTCCATTAAATACAAAAAACGGGGCGTTTATAAAACCGCTACCCGTTTGCTGAGTATCTGAGACGGAGCTAAAAAAGTTACCAGTAACCGAGTTAGTATACTCTATACCCGCTTTTAAAAATACCTTTACTAAGCTAGTGTTATTCTTACTATACTTAGGCGTTTTATGTATTGCGTTCCTAGTGTTTGCATCTGTAGCTATATACTCGTTTACGTCAGTACTTAAATAGTCTTGTATAACGCTCTCTATATTAAATAAGGCGTTACTAAACTCGTTACGTGGCTTTTTTAAAGTAGCAGCTAGTACGTCGTCTACGTATACCTCTAATATCATCTTTAAGTTAAGTACTGTTACCCACCCGTTAGGGTATATGTACGTAGTATCGTTAGCTAGTATTTGATTAGTAGAAACGCTTACTACTAAGTCTTGGTAAGCGGGGTATATACCTTGTGCCGCTTTTGTATTTCTTATTTGAGCTATTGCCATTTTGTTACATTTCTTTTGTTACTGTTTGTATAAACGCCGCAGCGTCTTTAACGTATGCTTTAGCTACGTTTTTAGGTAGTGTACGCATACCCTCGTTTAGTGCGTCGCTAAAGAAATTACTAGGCTTTAATCCGTATAGCTTAATACTTCTAGCTATTAAAAATACTAAACTTTTACGCTTAATAAATTGCCCTTTATTATTACGAGCTCCGCTTAGCCCTTTACGTACTACCCATTTATCTATTACGCCGCTAGGCGGTTGCTTTGTTGTATAACTATACGGGCTATTAGGTGCTTTTGCTGAGCTCTTAGAGCCTCGTACTCCCTTATCTACTAAATCGGCGTAAGGTGCACCTAAAAAGCGTAACTCTACTACGCCGTCTTTTACGTTAAGATAGTACCCTAGACTACTGCTTAAATCGCCGCTTGCGTTTTTGCCTTGTGCGTTAAGTATACCTCTTGCGGTTTTAACTGTCTTTTTACCGAACAAGTCAAATACTTTCTTTACGTTTTTAGTTTTCATTATACGCCTGCTACGAATAGCTCTAAGTCAATAGCTGCCCCGCTTGCGTTGTGTACGTGTATCTCTTCTATAGCCGTAGCACTAGTTAAGGCATCTTCACGAGCTGCCCCGTTAGCGTTAATACTAAATAAAGGTAAGCTAGCCCCTGCTTTAAGCTCTAAGCCTGCCGCCGTTGCTGCCTCTGCTAGTGTTACTATAACCTCGCTTGTATCGTCTAAGTTAGTTAGTCTAATGTACTTAGTATCTTCTGTATCAAAAGCTTGGTTTGTTACCGTAGATAAAAAAGTTGCTACGTTAGAGGTAGCCCCTGCCGCTACTGTCATTATACGCTTACTTATGTTAGCTATACTTGCTATACTTACGTTAGTAGTACTATCGTACGTAGTGCCGTTTAGTGTAATTGATTCTGCTACTGCTACCGTTAGCGTAGCCGCCGTTACCGTTGTCGCCATTTAATTTAATTTAGTTTATGATTATATTTGCCCTGCACACGCTGAGGCGTTAAATTCTACTTCTATACTTATGTTAGCCGTCCACCCAGTAACCTCGTTATCGAAACGCTCCGTAAAAGGCTCGCAGCTAATACTATCTTGTAACCTTATTGTATTTCTAAAGTCGTCTACTTCGCTTACTAGTGCCGAGTTTCTTATATGGCTTATAATATCGCCTATAACCTCGAGCATATCGCTTAGTACGTCGTGCTCGTTATTCTCGTCTTTATTTACTAAGTCCATTACTATAACTTGAAAGCTATAAGTAAGGCTACCAGTATCGTAGCTAGCCGTATCTGTGCTTACGTGCATTAAAGGGTACTTAGTACTTTTAGCTAAGTCTACCTCGAATATATCGCCGAACGTAATAGTATTAAGCTGAGGCTCTAAAGTAAATGCCTCTTCAAATACTTCGTATAACATTTTAAGCGTTACATTTTTAATCTCGTACCCGTTGTAAAATACTGCCATTTTATTTATTTTGTAAGTAGCTCAAGTCTTTTTGGTAAGCTACAAAATTTAAACATTCGTCTATAGTTAAATTTAGTACGGTATCAAATTTTAAAATATCGCCGCAAGCTAAATTATATATTACTCCGTACCACCCGTACCGCTCGTTAAAACTTTCTTCATCTGTCTTAAAGCTCCCCTCTTCGTCTTTCTGTCCGCTTTGGAATATGCTGCCGTAATTTTTATATAGTCCATTACGATAGACAAAAAAAAACTAGCCGCAGCGTTTACTATATCTACGCTTAGCTCTTTTAAAAATATGTCGCCACGTTTTGCCGCCGTTCTAAAGTCGTACTCTTCTATCTCGTATTTTTCTTTATGCCTTTTAACTACTGGGCGGTATAAAATAGCCATTACTCGGTGCATATCCTGCCAACCGTTTTCTAGCCTATTGTCTAAGTCTACAAACTCTTTTAATTTTAACTCGCTTAGATTTGGGTTAAAGCCGTACTCTATGCCGTCTATTTCAAACTCTAGTACTAAGTCCTCGTTAGCAGGCTGCTCTATTAAACCTTTAAGCTCTTCTACTACTTTGTCTATAACGCTTTTTTTAGCTTTGCCTATAATCTCAGTACTAACGCCTAAGAGCGTGCTAATTAAGTGTAGCTCTTTCTCTGCGTCCGTAGCCTCGTCGCTATAAGTAGTTATAAAGTTTATATACCTCTTTAGGTTTATCTCGTTCCACTTTTTAGGTACGTAATACTCTTTGCCGTTAATAACTAAGTCCATATTATTAATATATAAAAAATTAAGTTTTGTATTTTCGCTTGACATTGTTTTATAGAAAGGGTGTAGCTTGTAGTGTGGCTATGCCCTTTCGCTTTTAATGTATGTAGTATTTACCCTCGCCTTTTAGCTCATATACTAACCTCATCATTAAGGCGTCGCTATAATCGGGGCTACGTCCTATAGCCGTCTTTACCTCTTCTTTGCTTATTAGTTGTAGCTTTGTGTCTTTGTCGTAATTCTTACGCCTTACCTGCTCTAGCTCTTGCGTTATTATATTTCTTATAGTAATGTCTTTACAGTTTATATGTATGCTAAGCTTGTTAATATAGTCCGCTAATTTATAATAGCATTGAGTTTTTAAGTTTACGTAGTTCTCGCCTTTTAAAGCTTTGCTATTATTTACAAAACCTTTGCAGCGTAGTATATCTTTTACCCCACCGCCTACGCCGTCCTCGTCTACGCAAATGTTAGCTAAAGGTACGCTATATTTTTGCTGCAATTCCTTAATTTTATTAGCTGCCTCTGTTACGCTATTAGTAGCCATTGTTATAAACTGCTCGGCTCTTAAACCGCTCCAGTATATTAGTACTGTCTTGTCTTTACCATATCGTGCTATATCCGCCGTTATATATCCGTCGCCGCCTGCTAGCTCTTCGTTTTCAAATGTAGTTAAAATAGCGTCGTAGTTTATTAGCTTGTCGTCGCTATCGTCGTACTCCCAGTTACCAAAAAGTAGCCTTTGCTTACTTATATCGTCTAGCTTATTAAGCTGCTCTCTATAGTGCTTAGATACGTGCTTATTATCTGTTACTAGGCTCTGTATAAACTTACGATATTCTGGTAGCTTGTTCTCTTTGCTAGGCTTGTAAAAGCTAGAGTATACCCACTCTTTAGATGGGTTACACGTTAGTAGTATCTTAGGCGTTAAGTTATACTCGTCTAGCTTGTACCTTATTCTACTCGCTACTATCTGTTTAGCTTTCTCTGTAATTTGGCTACATTCATCTATAAAAGCCGCCGTTATTTCTAACGAGCCTAAGCTATCGAAATTTCTATCTGAGGGGTAGGCAAATAAGTCTTTTAATATAACCTCTGAGCCGTTAAAAAAAGTAATGACGTTAGAGCTAGCGTTATACTTATAATGGCTAGTAGCTAATATACCCCATTGACTACAAACCTCGAAAAAAGTATTTAAAGTAGTCTTTTTTAAAGTATCTAATTTACTACGCCCTATTAAGCACCTTACGCCGTCGTATTGTAGGCAAGTCCATATAATAAAGCAGCAACCTAAATAAGACTTACCACCACCCGCAGCACCACCGTATAAAACCTCTGTAGTAGTTTTATCTGTTAGGTATCTTAGAGCCTCGCCCTGCTTACTCGTTAGGCTCGCTATCGTCATCTATTACTAACTTAATATTTACGGGTTTATCGCCGCCGCTATGCTCTAGCTCTTGCCTCTCTACGTAGCCTCGCTTTTTGCCTTTAGTCTTTAGGTAGAATATAGTAGCCGCCGTACTGTTATCTTTAATTTGCTCAAATAGTTTACTCTCTGCAAAGTCTAAAGCTACGCTCTGTATTTCGTCTACTGCCTCTTTAAATTCGTTATCATCTTTTAGCCACCTATAAAAAGTAGCTCTCCCTATTCCTACCGATTTGCAAGCTGAGGTAACTACGCCTAGAGTTTTCTCTAAAGCTTTTAGTAAAGGCTCTTTTTTATTGTGTATCATTCGTCTTATTATTTACCGCATAAAGCACATACTACCCTATCGCTATTAGGCCTAGGCTCTTCTGTTTCTATTGCGTTATTTATATCGTCCTCGTTTTGCCATACGTCTAAGCCCCAGTCGTCGAGCTCTACGCTATCCCATTCATTACTAAGTAAATCGTAGTCCCATTCTCCAAAACTTAAGTTATCTTTAATTACAAAAGCTTGTTTTTCGTCCTCTGTTAATTCGTCGGCTACTATTATAGGTATTTCTTTAAGCCCTGCCTCTATACAAGCCTTATACCTCATATTGCCGCCTAAAATTATATAGTTTTCGTCTACTACTATAGGGCGTAGTTTAAGCATACTAGGGAGCTCTTTAATACTCTTTACTAGTTTCTTAAATTTAAGCGTTTTAATAACTCTAGGGTTACTAGCGTTAGGCTTTATTTTGTTAATACGTACTAATTCCGTTACCACTAAAGTAGGTTTTATTTATTTCGTCTATTTTGTCTTGCTCTGTCTGTAGCTTAATACGCTCTAGTTCGAATTGTAAGTGTTTTATAGCTTTCTCTATATCTTGCTCTGCGGGGTTTTGTGGCTTTTTACCACTACGCAAAAGATAAGTACACGCCGTAGCTACGTTATAGGTTAGCTCGTAGTCATTCATTACGTCGTACGCTTTAATCTTTTTATACTTGCCTACGTAGTAGCTTGGTAGTTTGTCTATTTTAGTCATTTTAAGACGTTTTAAGAGTGTTTGTTAATTATTTAATAGTATCGCTTAGGGCTAGCTTTTGTATAGCCTTAAACACTACGCTAAGGCAAGAGGTACAATTTGTAGAGCTCTTGTATGTAGTGCCGTATAATTCATTATAAAAGCCTATTAAGTCAGCTTTAACCTTTTGGCTAGGGGCTTTACCCGTCTCGCAAAGTTTATAAAATTGCTTAGCTTTTTTTAAGTGTTCCTTTGTTATTGCTACCATTTGTTAATAGGGCATTTTTCAGTTTTCCAAGCTGCTTTTGTTTCTACTGGGCAGCCGCACTCTGTGCACTCTCTAGCCTCGTTAAGTTTAGGGCAACGGCTACAGATAAACGTCCTATCGTAGTACGTGGCGTTATCTACATTCTCAAAACCGCCTAAAACTCTTTTAGCTACTGCCTTAAAGTAGTTATAGCTCTGTATCATTAATTTGGGCTTGTTCATCTCTTACTAGTTTTATTATTCCGAAACATTTTAAATTGTTTTTATATACTATGTCTATATCGTCAAACTCTAAACTATCTAAGTCTAGTACGTACTCTAAGTCGCCGTCCTCGTTATATACCTCTATTACTGGTATATCGTAATCTATTAGCTCGGCTAAATCTTTATATATCATTATTTAACTCTTTTAATCTATTTGCTACGTACTTTTTAACCGCCTTAATAGTATAGTATATACTTATCCTACTTATATTAGTCTTTTTAGCTAGTGAGGTATACGTATACTTTTTTACGTCCTCGTCGCCTAAAACATATAACTTAAATAGCTCTCTATCATACCAGTAAAGCTCGTTAAGTATACTATTTATAACGTCGGCGTTAGTACTGCCCTCGTCTGCATTAATATATAAGTTATTAGTAGTTTGTTTTTTACTCTCTTCTGTAAACGTAATATGCTCGTTAATCTTATTATAGGTATAATAGTACTGCGAGTTTTTGCTATAGTAGCTTAGCTTACACATTCTGTTAAAGTATCTGTATATATCGCCAGTATCTAACAAGCCGTAGAGTTTCTCTTTATCCATATTTAAGAGCTGCTCAAATACTACTTGGGTTAAGTCGTCTAGGTGCTCGGCGGGTATAAAGTTAGCCGCTATTTGTTTTAACTCCTTACAAAGTTTATTACTTAACATTTAGCAATAATAATAAAAAAGCCCACTTTTGCAAGTGAGCCCTAATATATTTACTAACATAGTATTGTTTATAGTCCGCAGTAACCGCTATCGCAGTCTGTAAAGTCGTCGTCAAATAATTGTATTTGCGTAAAACTGCTTTTTATATTTTCATATTTTAAGCCAGTTTTAAAACGTGCTTTATTGCTATTATATCCTTTTTTCTCTTGCTCTATAAACCAGTCAAACTGATTAGGGCTTTTATTGCTCATATGTTTTAATAATACGCTACTTCTGTGAAAGCAGCCAACACAATTATTTAAGTAGGCAAATTTAACAGGCTTATTATCCCAGTAATTTTCTATTTTATCTTTATAGATATTATCTTTTATAAGTGGAAACGTAGGCACTCTATAGGCTATATCTACCCATTTATTACGCCCGTCTTTATGTTTGCTAAAAGTACCTTTCATATACTGCATACCGTTAGTACATTTTTCTAACATTTTTTTAGCTCTACGCTGCTCGTTAGCTCTAAAGCCTATACGCATATCTACGGGCTCTTTATTAAATTTTTCAGCCCACCAGTAAAAGATAGGTTTTATTTTCATCTCTATAGTACAAAACCTTTGCGTCTTATTAGGTAAGTAAACTTTATCGCCTCTTTTAATTATTTCGTCAAAAGTTTTGCCAGTTATCCAGTCTATTTTTTTACCTATAAACTGCTCTAAATCTAAAATAGTATATATTATATCGTCCATCTCTAAAGTACCTATAAACTCTGTACCTATTTTATCGCTTACTATTTGCCTTACTTTAGCGTCTGGAAATAAACAAGCTTTATCACTTGTGCGCACTAAGCTAAATACGTTAGCGTCTGCGGGGTAATTTGCCGCTATATACGCCGACGTCTTACCGCCGCTTATACTATTAACTGTTTTCATTATCTTTTAATTTTTCTTTGTAGTGTTCTATTAATTCTATTAAATCGCCCTTACTCAGCTTAACGCTTTTATTACTTTCTCTTATAAGCTCGTCTACTGCGTCTTGCCCGTATTCGCTTACTAGCTTATTACCAAATATCCACTTTTCGCCCTCGCTATATATATTACATTTTACGCATTGAGGCATACAGTTAGTTATGTACTTAGTATGTAGCCACCTCGTGCTAGTATGCTTACGGCTCTGGAAGTGTCCGTTTTGCATTTCTTTAACGTGCTTAACTACTCCGCAAGTATAGCACTCTACTAAGCCGTTAGCGTCTGCGTAGTGCCAACGTATATACTTACTAAAAACTGCGTCTAAATCTTTTTTTAGTGCT